CTGGCCTGCATCTCACGCAGTGCCGTGGCGTATTGCTGGACCGCCTGTTGAGCCTGAGCGTCCGGGGCCTGCCCTTCCGCCTCGCTCATGACCCGGCCGGCCATCGCCTTTTCCATCCGCTCGGCAATCTCGTCAGCGCCCGGCCAGTCCAGGTTCTTGACGAGGAGGTCACCAATGACCGGCGCCGCATCCGGGTAGGCGCGGATGAGCTCGATCATCTGGTTCGCCGCTTCCTGGCGCAGGCTGGCGAAGGACGGGCCCGCCGACACCGTCAGGTCGTAGCGGCCGGCGGTCAGGTCGTAGATCCGCGTGATCTCCCGAACCTCGTCGGTCAGCGGATCGGCCTCCTCGACCTGCACCGGCTGATTGACGGCCTTCATCTCGCTTTCGCCGTCTTCGCCCAGGACGCGGATGACGCGGGGGACGGAGTAGACCTGCGGAATGAGGTCGATCAGCACCCGGCCCGCATGGCGAATGGCCCGCGACAGGTTGTCGATGAAGTGGAACGTCGCGTTGTCCGCTTCCATCTGCCGGGCGATGATGGCCTTGCCGCTCGTCTCGTTCGACCGCGCGCCGAGGCTGGCGTCAAACATCCCGATGACCGACTTGATGTCATCCGAGGCGTTCAGGGCCTCTTGCAGGGCACCCGCCGGCACACCGGAGAACGGCTGGCGCTGGGGAGCCTCGGGGCCGTCGAACTCAATGAACGCATGGCTCTGGACGTTCGCCGTCGCCCACTTGGCCGCGTCGGTCTCGAACGCACCCTTGCGCCCGATGAACGGAGCCTTGGGGGCCAAGGCCACCAGTTCGGTCGAGGTGGTGCGCCAGTAGTTGAACATCCGCTGGGCGTCCTTCGCCCCGCGGATCAGGCTGCGGAAGTGCCGCTTGCCCTTGAAGTTCACCTCGGCGCCGTAGACCGGAATGATCGGGATGTACTTCCCCGCCCAATCCACCGTCTCCAGCACTTCCGCGCCGCTCATCACGTACTGACGCACCCGGTGACTGTCGACGTCCCGCGAGCCCTGCACCTGAACGCCAATCACATCGAAGGCGGGCTTGTTGGCCTTGTAGTCCGCCTCCTCGACCACCATGCCGTCAGACAGGAGGAGGATGGTCCGCTTGACCTTTTCACGGAGCCAGTATTCCGCCACCTGAACGAACTCGCCGTCACGCCACGGCGCACCGACACCGCTCCAGGCCTCGCCTTCCCAATCCACCTCTTCCGCGCCGGGATAGGCCTTCTTGAAGGCCGCCTTGGTCATGCTGTCGGTGACGAAGCAGTAGTTCCAGTCAGAGCTGTCCGCCGCAGTGGAATAGCAGTCAGGATAGACCGCCAGAGGGTTCGGGACCCGCTCGATCACCACGTCCTGGTCGAAGGTGTCGTCGGAGGTGTAGCGCGTGTTGATGCGGAAGTAGCCGAAGCCGCCGAACACCGCGTGTTCGAGGGCCGTGTCGTAAGCCACCTCGGCATTCGACGACTGCTCGATGTTGCGGATCAGGCCGTTGAGGACTTCCGCTGTCTCCGGGTCGGCCTCGCTGTCCACCGGCATGACGCGGATCCCCGGCTTGTTGCGCCGGGCGTCATTGACGACCTGGCGGCCCATGCTTACCAGCTTGTTCACCGTCAGGCAGGGCCGGCCTTCAAGCTCCCGATCCCGGCGCACCCGCTCGGGCCATTGGTTCTCCATCAGGGCGAAGTCGACGTCGTCTTCCCACGCCTTGCGGTTGTGGGCGTCGTGCTCGGCAGTCTTCTCAAACCCTTCGAGGGCTTCTTTCAGCAGGTCGGCCTTGCTCATGACATCCAGCCTCCCTGCACAACCGTTCGCGTTGTCTTGCGCTCCGGCTTCGGAGCTTCATAGGCCACGCACATCAGCCCGAAGGCGTCCGCCGCATGGCTTGACCAGTCGTGTTCCGGCCCGAGGCCAATGCCCCGCGCCTCGTCCCGCTTCTCGTGGTAGTGGCCGAGCGCATCCAAGCCGCCGGCGCACCGCGTGGCGTCGAACCAGATGGACGGGAACAATCGCCGCGCCGCCTCGACCCGAGCCGATGCCGCACCGCGTCCTTGGTTCGGAACCACCTCGACCGAGAACCCGGCTTCCCGAAGCGCGCTTTCGTAAGACACCGCGAACACCTTGTCCCCCTGCGCCCCGTCGTGAGGCAGGACGCACAGGGCCTGGTCGTATCCCCTGCCCCGCAGCCAGCCCACGTGAGCGGCAAGCGGCTGGCCTTGGGCCTCGTAGTAGTCCAGCACCCGGACTTCCCGTCCGATGAACTGCGCCACCCAGATCGAGCAGGCGTCAGCCTTGGCCCCGGTTCCGCCAATGTCCCAGAACGCCCGGTAGGTCATGAGCGGATCGGCCGCCACATGGCCCACGCGACCCTCAGAGCGGGCTTTCGTCAGAGGCTCGGCGAAATAGGCGCCCTCTGTCACTTGCTTAAAACCGCCTTCCCAGATGTGATCATACTGGTCGGGCCGCTCCGTCATGTCCCGCAGGCGCTTGCGGTTGAGGATCTCGGGGAACCACGGATTATCCCGCCAGTTCATCTCGACGACTTTCATCGCCGGGTCCTGGCTCATCCGAAACCGCTTGTGGGTCGGGCTGTTCTTGCTCTCCGGGTTCCACGTCACCCAGAGTTCAGAGTCATGCTCCCGAAGCGTCGGGTCCAGTTTTGTCCAGGCCTCGTCCGTGACCGGCTCGGCTTCATCCACCCAAGCCAGACGGATACGGCTTTTCGACTTCACAGAGTCGATGTTCCGGTCGAGGCCGGAGAAAGCGTAATCAATCAGCCCGCAGGCAGTCCGAATATACTTCTCGCCAATGTCAAAGTGCGGGGCCAACCAGGGCTCCTCGCGGATGGCGTGCTTGACCTCCTCCATCGAGGAGTCCGACAGCGAGTTCATGAACTGCCGGCCGCAAAGGATGATGCCGCTCTCACCCGCCCTAGCCCACTTGTGGGCCTTGACCGCGGTCATCTTGGCAAAGGTCCGCGACTTGGCGGAACCCCGTCCACCGTATGCGCCTCGCGTATCCGCCTTGCCTGTGAAGACCGGAACCAGCTTGGCCGGGATCTTCATTTGAACGCTAGTCAGGGCTGACGCCTATCAGTTCAATGACCGTGAAGTCGGACTTGACCTGGGCTTCAACGTCGAGCGCCTGCCGAGGCTTTCCGAACCCACGGTCCAGAATGGAGTTAGCAGCCGCGACCCTTGCCGCTTCGCTTTCCCCGGCCTTCATGATCTGGGCAAGCGTGGCCAAGGCGTCGTCGGTGTAGGCCTGAGCCGCGGCGCGAATGTCCGCCGTTACCTTGTTGACGGAGCCCTTCGGACGGCCCCTCTGACGATTATCCGGCATTTTTTTATTCGCCTCACTCACCAGACCCGAGGGCTTCCTGGCGTCGATGCGGATGGGATCGGCCCGCGACTATCGCTTACGGGTCAGGGTTGCTTTGCGTGTGTGGCGATGTCGGGGCCGAAGGTGTGAGGGCCGGGCCTTTCGCGCACCCGGCCCTCTCCGGCCGTTGCACCAGTCGCCGACCGGCTTCCCGCGCGGGGGAGCAGAAATGGCAAGGGCCGAGGTTTCCCCCGGCCCTGCGCCGCACCCCCGAAGCGGTGCGGGTTGATGTGCAGCAGGATCGGACACCCGCTGTTGGCGCACACCTTCCCTTGCGGGAACCTGTGAATAAGATATGTGCCCGCCTACGGGCGTCGGATCGTCGGCGCAATTCGCGCCTCTAAGGATGGAACGTGCTTCGCGCCCGGTGATTTGTCAAGCGGTCGGTTTGGCCTCGCGGGCGATGGTCTCGGGGTCTAGGCGGCGGATGGGGCTATTCGGGTCGGGCCAATCGTGGTCGGCAACCTCCGCCGCAGCCTCCAACCCTAGCCGGATGCCTTCCAGCCGTGCGGCGTCAATCAGGTGCTGGTTGAGGATGCGGTAGCTAATGATGTCATTATTTGCTTTTTCCGGCCTGTGCTTCCAATTGCGAAAGCGGGCCGGGCCAACCTGTTTGCAGGGACTCTCCATCCGCCGGTATAAAACCTCAACTTCGACATCACCCGCGACCGGCTGCGGTCCGCCGTCGTGTTCGATCCAGTCAGTCATGTTGCGCCTCCTTGGCGATGGTTTCGGGGTTGAGGGCCTGAAGGATGTCGTCGGCCTGCGGTTCATAAAGCGGCTCAATGGCTCGCTTTGCAGCCTCCAGCCCTAGGCGGATGCCCCCTAGACGGGCGGCGTCGCACAGCTTTTGGATGTCGCCCTCTACGGCTAGGCGGGCCTCGTCAAAGGCTTCCAGCCCCATTTGCAGCCCCTCTTTGCGGGCGGCGTCGATCAGGTGCTGGTTGAGGATGCGGTAGCGGAGCTTGTAGTCCCAGGCAATCCATCTGGCTAAATCACGATCATCTGCCTGATAAAGCTGGCTGACCTCCACCCAAACGTCATCTGCGACCGGCTGGGGTCCGCCGTTGTGTTCGATCCAGTCAGTCATGTTGCGCCTCCTTGGCGATGGTCTCGGGGTTGAGGTTGCGGATGATGTCGGCTGCCTCCCCCATCCCATCGCTGCGCCCCTCTAAATGGCTGTCGGACTTGTCGCCCGCCCTCCATTCATTCTCCAGCGTGTTTTCGGCCTTGAGGGCTGCTTGTTCCGCAGCCTCCAGCCCTAGTTCAATGCCCCGTTTCAGGGCGGCGTCGATCAGGGGCTGGTTGAGGATGCGGTAGCGTAATTCCCAACCTTCCCACGGAAGCTCGCTGGCTTGCTCCATTTCGTCCGGTTCCCCGGAAAGGTACCCTCCCGCAAAAGGCCACTGGGCCTCCACCCACGCGTCATCATCAACCGGCTGGGGTCCGCCGTTGTGCTCGATCCAGTCATTGCTCATCAAAAATCCCCCTCAGCGCATTGAAGTGATCGGCGAGAATAGCGAGTTGCTTATCAAGCCGCCTGACCTCCGCCATTATGGCCGGGACCTCCGCCAGCTTGGTGTCGCGCTCACACTGGAGGCGAGCATGATGCTCCACCAGTACGTCCCACGCGGCCTTGGCCGCCTCTTGCGGCGTTGATGTCGTTTCGCGGGCTGTGGGTCGCCACCACTTGATCTGGTCCGTCGCTCTCCAGTCCCACCACGACGCCAGGCCCGTAGCAAACGGCTTGCCGATGCCGAATGAGACATCAACAATCGCCGAGGCGTCCACAGGGCGCTCACCGCCGCTCCATTCGATCCAGTCGGTCATGCTACCTCCCTCGCCCTCACAGGGGCCTCATAAACCCGGCGCAGGTTCTCCAGCGCGGCCCGCACAATTGCTGGCTGGGCATCCCTGCCCGTCACGCCTGATACCCGCTCCACGATGCCTCGATACACCATAGGCCGGTCTTCCTCGACTGTTGCGACCGCAAACGCCTTCAGCAGCTCACGGTCCATGGGGCCGACTTGCGCCAGCACCCGCTCCACCTCCCGGCCCGCAATAATCATCCGGTCCGTCACCAGTTCCGCTTCGCCCGTCCCGCCGTCGACGGCTTCCATCCGTCCGGCTGATCCCGCCAGCCCCTTCCAGACAGCCCAGGCCTCACAGAAGCGCATGGCGGCGGCGTGGTGGTTCGGGGTGATCGAGCCCGACCGCAGGAGGACGGTGAAGACGTTGCTGCGCCAGGCCGAAAGGATCTTGCCGTCCGGTCCAAGGTTCACTTCGGCGCCCATGCCGGTCAGGCGTTCCACCTCGGCCTTGGTGTTGGCGCGCTCGCGTTCAGCGGCGGCGGGGTCGTGGGGCTTGCGGCGTCGGGTCACTTCACCACCTCCAGCGCGCTCCGCGCCGCTGTCCGGGCGATCTGCTCCAACCTCGCGGCCTCGGCCTCAAGGCTGTCCGCCTGCTCCCGGCGCCGGAACCAGATGTCGGGCATCTCGCTAGGATCGCGCGTCTGCGGTCCTGCGGCCTTCCGCTGCTCCATGGCCTCGATCCGCAGGTGACGGGCCTTCTCGCGCAGGGTCAGGTCGTCGAACTCGCCTTGCGTCAGGGGTCTCCAAGGCTCATAGGCCAAGGCGTCTCCCCGGACCTCCGGCTTGACCGCATCCCGCACCAACGGCTCCAGTTGGCCGGGCGTCGGGAACCTCCGGTCCTGCCCCAGCCGCCAGCGGCGGCAGGCCGTCAGGATGGCCTCAATCGGGTACTCCCGCAGGTCCTCGACCCATCCGGCCACCCACATGGCCCGCTCATCCGGGCTCATCGCCGCCGGGCGGCAATGCACGGCCAAAGCCGCCAGCGCCTCACTGATCTCGTTCGCCTTAGCCATCCCAGGCAATCCCCATCCGTTCGAGCTTTTGCTTGGCCAGGTCGTTCGCCCTGGCGTGTTCCTCGGCGATCCGGTCGCCCAGCGAGACCACCACGCCCCGGCCCGCGATGGCCTCGCCGACCTCCAGCGGTCGGGCCCGCGCCGAAACGCTGCGGGCAATCGCGCCGTCGAAGTAAGCCCAGCTCTTGATCGGCTCGGTCGCTGCGGCGGTCAGCACCTGCAGGGCCGGGATGACATCCTCCCGCCAGCTGGCCCCCGCCCGCTTCCATGCCGCCATGCGAGCGGCAGTCGTCACCAGGCCTGGCGTTCGCGCCGGGTCAAGCATGGCGCTGTTGACCTCACGGGCGGCAAGCACCGCGAGGTTCTCGCCGACGGCAGGCCAGTCGGTCGGAGGTTCAAGGGCTTCATTTCGAGGGGAAACATCTTCGCGCCCCCGCGCGCCTAAACCTTCACCACCTATATCTTTATCTTTCTGGTTCTGGTTCTGGTTCTGGTTCCGGAGCAAATGCTCCGTTTTCGCTATAGCGAGATTGGGTGCATTTTCGTTGTTTTCGTTGATGTTTTCGCCCGCACTAGCTTTCATTGCCTTTTTTGCCCCGCTCTGGGCCGCACGTTTCCGTTGCTCAACCCGGTCGGTGTAGCGCTTCAGTTCGACGGCCACCCGCTTGTGGGTCAGGACGCCGCCGCGCCGGGTGAAGAACTCCAGGACGACCGGCTTGACCTTCGCCCATTCGTCGGCAGACAGCAGCGTTAGGCGGGACAGGCGCTCATCGTCGGCGGGCAGCTTGCCGTTGGCCCGCCACATGGCCATGAGCAGCAGGAGGTAGGCG